TACGAGGTTTCATTGCCATTTTCTAATCTCCTATATAGCTGTTCCCGTTTGTTGAAAATCTCTTGAGCGTCATACTCTTTAAGATAATTATCATAATAACCTTTTTTAAACAACTTGTCTGCTGCTTCTTGCACTTTAGAAAGTCGTTGTACAAAAATCATAGCGTACTCCTCTTCAACAGTGTGCATAAAAGAATTATCATCTATAAAATCATTGGGGTCATCATACGGGTGAAAGCCCATTAACCAGATGTCTCTATCAATAAAAACGCCGTTTGATATAGCGTCATTAAGAGTGTCCAAGTATTCGTGAAAATAATCAGCATCAGAATTAAAATCCATATCAACAATAATTACTAATTCAAACGCATCATCCCATTGAGATATAGTGCTGTATAAACATTGTAAATTATCGCCATATTTAAAAAGTATGGCTACCTTATTCTCTTGCCATGCTTTTTGGGCATAAGGGCAAGGTGGTAAATTGTTATAAAATGGATTTGGTTTTTGTAAAGTATGCTCAGACCAAGCCATTATTTCTTGGCAAATATCTTGTTCTTGGTCTACATAAAACTTTAGGTTATTCATGCTTGAGATACTGACCCTCTGGTTCTCTTCCTTCGATTTGCCATAACAGCCCCGCAACCTCTAGCTACGGCTGTTCCGGGTATACTACTGCCCCTAAAAGGTCGTTTAGCTTTTGTGTTATAGCCTACCGCCCCACCGCTTTCTAAGTTAGTTACTTTCGCTCTTTTTGTATTAGAGACAACAGTCTTGCCTTTACCGCCCTCACGTTTCTTCTTACGAGCAGTTTTAGCTCTTTCAGCCTTACTAAGACTATTTGCTTTTGATCTTGGTAAGCAACGATCAGGGTTCTTTTTATTTTTTGAAGTGCCACATTTGCCTTTAATAGACCCATCTGTGCCAATCCTTACCCAATCTTGTTTTAGCCATTTTTTTAATTCACCCATTACCTACCCTTCCGTTTGCCACCTTTTGACTTCTTTGCGTAGTTGGGGTCTTTGCAATATTTGGATGCAGCAAGGTTTGCATATGCACTAGGGTAAGTATCAAAAGTTCTTTTAGCCCATGCTTTTCCCTCTGGGCATATTTTAGAGCCTTTACTTTTAGCACTGGCTTTTCCGCCTTTTCTGAAATACATTAATTTAGTTTTTCCTGGCATTTTTTTTACCTCTTCTTAGTGCTTCTTTTCCTTTTTTAAATATACTTACAACTTCTGACTTACCCATGACTTTGGCCCTTTGTTCACCAACAGTCAATATTTGTATTTTTCTAGCATAAGGTTTATTAATCTTTTTAACTTTTGCAACAGTGGCTCTAGCATCGGAAGGAGTTGCAAATTTTATAGAAACAGTATCTTTAGGATTTTCATCTGTATACAATCTTCTGCCAGAACCCTTTGGTTTTTTGCCTGTTCCTACTTTAGGGTCTTTTTTCCTACCTCCTTTAGAAACCTGTTTAGACATTTGGCTTCTACCAATAGCCATTATATTAACTGCTCCAATCCTGCTGCCAAAACAATAAGAACCATAACAGCCCACATACGATTATCAAGATTTTTTAATTTTTCTTGAATATCAGCATATCTTCTGTTGCACTCTTCCTCGTGCCTTTCAAGTTGTTTTAGTACATCTTCAGCTTTCATTAACACTTCCATCTTTTTCTTGATTGTCTTAAACGGCTATTTGGATTTTTAGCTGCTTTTGGAAACTTCTTCATCTGACCAGCAGAACGGGCGCAAAAAGACTTTCGCCTCTTTGCAGCCTTACTGCCAGGCTTTACTTTACCTGTAACAGCCGTTTTTAACTTAGAGCCTGGATTTTCTCGTCTGTAACGAGCAACACCAGCTTTGGTCATTCCTGCCCCAGATTTAGTGGAACGGAAATACTTTTTTGTTTTTGGCGGCTGTTTATCTCTCTTTCTAGCCATAGGATTTACCTACGACAAGAATATCGTCAACTGATTACTAGAACCAGTAAAAGCAGCAACAAACGCACCACCTGTGGCTATAATCCCATTATCAGGAATATTTAAATGATGTAATCCTGTAGGAAAAGTTTGTGTAATTAAAACTTCTCCACTTGCACTTCCATCTTTTATAGTGAAAGCACCAGCAGCATCAGCAAATATTATAATCTGACGTATTCTTGATCGAGCAGGACCAACTACAGCCGCACTACTTCCTTGAGCAAAATTAAAGGCTCTTACTGGACCAGCCATGTTAGCCTCCTTATTCTACGCTATCATTAGCCATCACATAAGTAAGTATGCCTGTGAATGTTCCGCTTGTAGCAGCAGAGGCACCCACTTTACCTGTGACGGTAATACTAGCAGCTAGACCACCAGCTATAGCCAAGGCACCATCAGCACCCTTTAATGTGCCTTTGGTATCAGCATCAACTTCATTGAATAAACCATCTGGGTCACCTGATGAACCAATATCAACTGTAGGACTACTACCACCAGCGGCTCCACCAATACTTAAAAAAGAAATTGGGATAGCTCCTGCTGGTAAGGTTAAAGTTTCACCAGAGCTTGAAGAAGTTCCAACCCTTACATTAGTAGCAGATGATGCTGTAGGGTCGAAAGATATTTGAACACTTTGGGTAACAGGTGTAGGAGTATGTGTTCCTTTTATTCCTCCACCATAAGAGCGTACTACGCCCTGAAAAGATGTTGTAGCCATGTTAAATCTCCTTGTCGTGGCCAGTGTCAGCATAAGCTGTCAAGGGTTTATCGTGTGGTGAGAGGGTTTATAGGAGGAGTCATCCGACTAATCCCCTTAACTTCTCTCTACCACAAAAATAGCATACAACAAAAAAAAGTTTAATTCTACTCTTTATACTCTTCAAAAAACATAACTTGATTTATACGCCAGTTTTCTCCTGTATAAGCGTTATGATCTTGTATATAGCCTCCATGATATTGCTCACCTTTAAATATAGCCAATCTATTAGGCTTCGCCTGTATTATCTTTTTACTTATTTTTGAGGTATCGTAAAATAAATCAATCTGCTCAGTATTATGCAAACGCTCTATATCAGGATATAAAGCAGTTCCACCAGAACATATTTTGTCTATATATACTATGGCATTATAAGCATAATCTATGTGAGGAAAATGCTGTAAATCATTAGACCTATTATGCGTTATGTTTTTAAATATATTGAAATTAAAATTTGGACTTCTAAGAGTAATCTTTTTTTCTTCTTTAAAGAATTGAGAAATTAATCCTCCAATTTTCATTATTCCATTAACATATTTTTCACTACAATAACTGTTATCAATGCCAAAAAAACAATCATAATAATCTACAAAATTTTTGCCGTTTGGTGAAATTTTCCAATTTGGAACGGGTGTATTATTTAACAACTCATAAATTTTTTCATAATTTTTATAAAAATTATCAATGTAAATTACATCATCTATAAACGCTATTCCCAATTCTTCATTAATTTCAAATAGTTGATCAACTATAAAAGGTTTGATCATTGTTGCCCCTTATTAATTATATTATAAGGGCAGCCTAATGACTGCCCTTACAGGAGAAGTATGCGTTCTTTTATTATGCTCCAGGTGAACCGAAAACACAACGAGGGTCAGAAAATCCAAAGCTATAACGCTCACGAGCCTTATATCTCATATTTCCTGTATCGAAGTCAGCTTCCATGCCTGTCTGCATAGGTGTTCTTTCAAACAACTTAAATCCGTTTGGAACATCAGTCTTAATGAAGAAAGCATCTGGGTCTGTTAAGAAATGGTTAACAGTGTAACCATCTGGTAACATTCCCATATTACGAATTGCATTTACATCATTGTCTGCTGTGCCTACACGAAGAGTAGACTCAAGTAAACGATCAGCCACAAATTGTAATTGTGGTGGAACGATAAGCTTCATACCACGAAGAGCAATAATCATATTTCTCTCATCAACAAATGTAGAAATATCAATTAAAGCATTTTCTAATGAAGTCTCATTTAAGTCTGCTGCTGTTGAAGGCTCATTACGGAATGTACCTCCGCCTGCTAGTGGGTGGTCAGTTGCACAAAGCTCCTTACCATCACCGCCTGCAAAGCTACTATCAAATGCGTTGTTAAGAACAGATGCTGCCTTAACTTGCTTTGTGTGAGCCATTGAACGTGCTAGAGCTCGTGTGTAACGTGCGCCTAGACGATCATACAGATTGTCTTCCATTGCCTCTTCTGTCAAAGCAAACGCAAGAGTTACTGTCTCATGCGTATACCTAGCAGTGTAAGCTTCTGAAGCATTATCAAAATTAACACCAGCACCTTCTGCTTTGGTTTGAGCATTCCCAAAACCTACAAGCATTACCTCTTCTTCAAACGCTCTGTCTGAAGATTCAGTATCAAAGATTTCTGCATGTTCGTTATCATAACGCTCATACTCCATGCCAAAAAGGGCATTAAGACCTGGTTCCAACTCTTTTACGAGTTGTGCTCTTGAAATAGCCATTCGTCAATCTCCCTTATGCCAAGCCTGTTGTGCCAGCGGCATACAGATGGTTGTTAATCATAACAACAACATTTGTATTGGCAGAAGAAACATCGCTATTCTCAGGGTCCTGAG